ACAATATGAGTTAGTAGATATAGTTGAATATGATTTTACGTTTGTTACTGTTGAATCTGTTATAGCATATGCAAAAGTTCCAGCACCAACAGCGGTAGTATTTGTTTTTGTAAAAGAGCCACTAATAGTTAAATCTTTTACTATTGCTCCATTAACAGTTCGGAAAAAACACGGTGATTGACCAGCACCAGCAGCTACGCAAACTATATTTGATATTGTAAAATTTTGTCCATCAAGCGTTCCTGTAAATGCAGCTCCTCCAAAGAAACTCCAAGCATTTCCAATTCCAGCATATCCAGCCGTAGTAGAATTCAAATCATTTACAAGAACATAATCTCCATCCATATTGGCGGTAATAGCTTGTAATTCTGTCCAGTTAGTTATATTAGTTGCCATAATTCACCTTTAAAATTCAGTTAAAACAGCCAATACCTTTAAGTTATCAGCCAATTCATGTGGAGTAAATCTTATATATGTAGTCTCATTAGCTTTATCTACACTGTCATAAGCACCCCAAACAGCCCCATCATTAGTTGATTTAGCCCATGTTCCAGATTGAGTAACTGAATTATCATCATATAACAATTGATTATTTACAGCATTAAACAATCTAATTCTCATTTTAGGAACAGTAGAACCAAATGCAGTAGAAAATCTCCAAGAGAAAATCTTATTGCTTACATTTGAATTCTTTATTGAAGGTTGGAAATGATAATCAGTGCTTGTATCATCATAAGCGACACCCAAAGATATTATTTTAGAAGGTATGCAAGTCAGTCCCATAATCTTCCACTCAACCTTGAACTGTATCTCATTTGAAACATTACCAACATTTGATAAATCCAAATCATTACCAAGCAGATTCCATACTCCACTGTTATCGCTTATTCCAGAAGTCCTGAATGATATATAATATTGCTCAGAAGGTATACTAAGAGCTATATCGCTTCCTACATAATTGATTGATTTAACATAAACTGAATTATAATCTCCAACCTTATTGAATGTTATTTTTGGTGTTATAGCCACATTATTACTTGTTGATGTATATTGAACGTCAGCACATAATGGTAACGCATAAATATAGTTAGTTCCAGCAGTTATAGTTGAAGATGTTATATATGTAATGCAGTTGTTTACACTTATTAAAAATGGTGCTCCTGTTCCAAATGATACATATCTAGGAAGATTTGGAAATGCCGAATATTGATTTAACTGTTTATTATCACTTAACAATATCCTGTCAAAGTTACTTCCATCTGTTCTATATTTAGTAAAGTATATCCTATTACCTGTAGCTATGATAAATCCATCCATAGAAGCAGAGTAAGCTATATTATTCATTGTAGAAGTAGCGGCAAATGTAGTAGCTCCAAACGGTGCTTTCTCAATACAGTTATCTCCAGCCCAAAGAGTAGACGCCGAAGTTATATTCCTTACATCAATAGTCCTATATACTCTTGTTGATGTAGTAAAATATCCACAAGGAATTCCACTTCCGTTTCCGTGAGAAGCAGTGGCAATTATGAAGTTACCATTTTGAGTCGGAGTTCCTGTAACAGCACCATGAGCACCAGAAAGTAATACAAATGCGTTTTCTGAAGCACCAGATACAACTGTTAAAGCAGCTCTTAGATTATATTTGAACATTATTGGATTGGCAACTGTATTTAAAACATAACAATCTTGAGAAGTCAAGCTATTTTTTATTACATCTAATCCTAATGATACAGTATTTGTGTTTACTGCTGCATTCTTCAACCAATATACTGCTCTTATATTATCTAAATTAGTTGCGGCTGATATAGTTGTTCCAGTCATATTGAACAATTCAAATCTTAAACCTTTGACAATCATTAATCCACCGTTAGCAACAGTATTATTAGTGACAGCAATAGCAATCCTTAACTCTTCAATTACATAGTCACCATCAGCAATAACGCCAGCATCTGTAGTCAATGTTATTCCTGTATTTGAACCTATAGCTGAAATTTCATACCAAGTAGTTATTGCTGATGGAGTTTTAGAGCCGAAACCTATTCTTGAACCTACAGCCAATCTTGAATCAGTCCATAAAGAGCTTGTTCCAGTTACAGCAGTTCCATTAACGCTTGCTGTTCCAGTAGTATAGGTATCATATATAGTTTTAATACCTTTTATTGTGTTATTGCCTGCTTGTGGGAATGTAAGCGTTATAAAGCCAAGTAGAGTAAAGTCAAATGTAGTTCTATTCAACTCAAATAATTGAACTCTACGGGTAGCAGCAGCGGCAGCACCATCGGCATAAAAAACATAATCTTTGTTAGAAGTCCATGTTATAGCAGATGAAAATAAAGAAGGTATGCCAATAGATGTTTCCAAAGGGCTACCAAATCCAATATTAGGTGGGCTTACATAATTGTCTGATTTATTTATTCCAGTTCTTTGCGTAATTATCCCGCCTAATCCTAATTTAGTAGAATCGTATGCATCAACTCCATAAGCGTAAGATGACAAACTTCCAAAATTCAATTCTTTAAATATATTCATAAGTTCCTTTTTATGTCTTTAGTGCCGTTATTGACAAATTTACCCAATCTATAGACGTAACGCTATCAACTACAAATGTTATAACGTCACCTTTTGCAACCACAACAGATGTCCAATCAGTTATAGTTGAACTGTTTGTAGACTGACTTGATAAATTAGGTTTCGTTCCAACGCCAATCATTGTTGTTCCATTCTTATTTATAGTATACGCAATAGAGCCGCTAGTTCCTTCTTTTGTAGTTATGCTCCATTCCTTTAATTCTCCACCATAAGGCATTACAACTCTTCCTTTTTCGCCAGTTGTTATATCGCTTCCTGCTCCGTCTGTTGTTGAACCGAATGTTGAATATAAATCTTGGTCACCTGTATTAGTTCCGCTTAGATTAGTCGCCAATATATTTCCAGATACTTCAAGTTTTTCTGATGGTGCAGTTGTTCCTATACCTACTTTACCACTTACCAAAACATTCTTATTATAATCCCAAGTAAACGGAAGACCAGAATAAGCTCCAACAAACATTCTTTCAGCAGATAGTAATTTAACTCCACTAAAACCTAAATTGGTTGAAGATGGTTTTACTTTTACAGCAGTTATTCTCCAGTAACTATCACTCGTATGATAGGCGATAGTTGAAAAATGTGTTACAGATGCAGTAGTGTCAAGAGTAACATAGTTCTTTCTAGTCGTCCAAGTGCTTGGAGCTGTTCCACTTTCCCAAGTTACATTTAAACTACTACTAACTGGATTATTCCAAGATTGAGCAAGAACACCCATAGCTGAGGCTAACCAACTTCCACTAGTAATAGTAATTCGCATACCATCATATAATGTTCCATTAATTGTGATTATATCAGGTCGGTTAGCAAGTAAATATTGTCCACTATTTATACCTGTCGCATTTATCCAAGCCCCATCTGATACTTGGCGGTATTCAAAAGCATAAATTGGCTTAAAAGCAAATTGGTCGGCATAAATTCCTGACATAAAAGGTAACAAACTATCTGTTCCAGAAACTGCTACTGATGTTGGATTTTTATCTAAGAATCTGTAATCTCCAGAAATTAAATTACCCACTATATTCGCAGCGCCATTTACAGTTAAAGCATTTGTTGGAGCATTTGTTCCTATACCAATCCTACTATTCGTCGTATCAACATTCAAAACACTTGTCGTGCCATCGGCTTTAGTTATCTGAACAGCAGTAGTGGAGTCAGCGTTAGGGCGGATTTTAGGGGTTTTAACATAGGTAAAAGGGTGGTTAGTTCCGTCTAGTTTGGCGTAGGTAGAAGAAGCAGTAGCTGTTGGTAGATAGTCATTTATATTTTTATCAAAATCAAAGTAACCCTCTGTTTGATGCCAAGAAGGGAATTGACCAGTAGTTGTTAAGGGAGTTCCGTTTACGTCAGCTAAATCAGTAAAGTCTTTATGTCTTACTACCCTTACAAACAATGAACCAACACCAGCAGCACCAACAATAGCAACTTCACCAACTATATCTGAATGATGAGGAACAGAAGGTTGAACATTAGTCAACTGTCCAGCAACAGCCTTTGATACATAAAGCTTATCACCTTCATTCCAAGTAGTTCCCCATACTCCAGAACCACTATAATTTGTCTTAATCTGTCTTACATAACCAAATGTTGTAATAAATCCATCAGTATTGTCTTCTATATCGTTCGTTGTTATACCTTCAACACAACAAGTTGTCTCGGAATCTGCTTTAGCCAGCCATATCTTAGGACGATTACCTTGTCTACCATCAAAGTAAACGGGTGAACCATTAGTAATTGTTTCCCCAGAACGATTATGTACTTTAATAAATAACTCTTGACCAATTTGCTGAGTTACATTATCTGGCATTCCTAAATTTAAAGTTCCGTCTGTTGTGTTCCAAGCTAATTCACCTTCTGCAACAGTTACATTTGCAGCTAAATCAAATTGAACACTATCTGTTGTTAAATCAGTTGCCGTCAAACCATGAACCCCTAAATCAACATCTCCAGTAGCTCCCGTATATGGAACAAAATCACTTAAATCAACGCTAGAGCCTTTGTCTGTATTGGTTATGACAAGTTTATTTTCATCAGCTCCAACCCCTTCTGAAACACTAATGCCATCGCCAGCAATAAATTTATCTAAAATATATCCGGCAGTAGGGTCATTTACATCATACTTTACCTTCTCATCTGAAGAATTACCACCAACATATTGCCCTTCAATACTTTTGGATATATATGTGTCAGTTCCAACATCATATTTAGCAATTACCAATAAATCCTTGTCTTCCAAAGATGTCACTGCCTGCAATTCTGATATTTTTAAGTTAGCCATAATAAAATTCCTCTACTATATATACGAGATTATTCCTGCTCCAAGCTAAATCCGCCCTCTGTCAAAATAATAAATCTGTCTTCAAGCAATATTAAGTTCTCAGTGTAATTATTATCGCAATAGCCTACCCATCTTCCATCAACTTGTAATCCTTTTGTCAATCCTACATTAGCCCCTAACTTATTTACCCATATAACCTCATAAATAGCGTTGTTGATTATAAGTTGGTCTGTTTCCTTGATATCAGTTCCCTTCTTGAAATATGCCCTAATATCTAAAGAATTAACAGGATAACCTAATGCTATCGCTTCGCCACCGCTTAATGATTGAAAAGAACATATTGCGGATGATTTATCGGTGTAATTATATACAAATTGACCATATTCATCTTGTCCGCTATGTCTTTGCTTTATAAGGGCAGTTACATTAAGGAATTGATTACGTGACATATTACTCTATCACTCCTGTAGGCAAATCACCATTTATATTAGTCCACGTAGCTGAATAAATATCAACAGGATTTAAATCTGAATAATATCTTCTTGATATTGTATTGAATGTTAATCTTCTGTTTATAATCCATCGGTTAGCATAAAGTACGTTATCAAATTGAATATAACAATCTCCATCTTGTGTAGCAACCTCGTCCTGAGAATATAAAGTTTTGCCATTGAATGTACCTATATCATAATAAGCTCCGTTAACGAAAATATCTCCCCATCCACTCAAACACAAATCTCCACCACAACCGCTAGAACTACTTGAAGAAGAACTAGAAGAAGAACTAGAAGAAGAACTTGAACTGTAATCCATACTTTCGCAAAACCCTATAAACTTGCAATCTACCTGTAATCCTTTGCACAATCCAGTCCTCAACCCTAATACATTGATATAAACGACTTCATATATCCTATCGTCAATTATGATTTGGTCACTTGCTACAACGTCTATATCATGATTTAAATATACTCTGATAACCTTTGTATGAACCGGCAATCCTAAGGCAACTATTTCCTGTCCATTCAATTCTTTCATACCACATCTTGGAGTAGATTGAGTTTGATAGGTAGTAATATATTGTCCATAAGAATCAGTAGTAGTTACTTTACTTCTTATTTCACAAGTTAGTCTGTATAAACCGCTCCTTGACATAGTTTTCTCCTTACCATGTCAATGTTTTTCTTACATATCTTGACAGTGTTTGTTTATCAGCTAATAGTAATTGCGATACAGGCGAATTATTATCAAATTTAGTATAGGAATAATCCCCCAATGATTCTGATTTATAGATACCAGTTTGTAGATTTTCCGCATTACCTTCTGTCATTAAAGTATAAGCCAATTTATTACAGATATTGATTAAATCATTTGGAACAGTGTAGGTAATATATACTTCATCTGATTCGGAACTGGAACTATCTCCGTCTTCTTCAACGGGATAAATATAACCAGCGCGGTATTTAACATAAATATTAGCATTACCAGAATTAAGTGCTCTATTGAATGTAATAACGTCATCTGTTTTATCCTCCCTTACAAATTTAATAGCCAAATCTGATTTGTAAAACCTTATATATTCCGTTTGTCCACCCAATACAATCATGTTATCAGGCTTAATCTTTCTGCTTGGCTCATTGTTATATTGCGAAGATAATGTAACTGTAATATCTGTTATACCACTTAATTCATCTGCAATATCACCCATTCTAGGATTTAATGAATAAAGAATATATGTTGAAGTAATATCTCCATCTAAATCTGTTATATCTACTGTAAGTTTTGTTGAATCAGAGTAAATTGTTGCAGAATAAACGCTAGAATCTACTGTTATATTGATTCCATTGTATAAATCAGTACTTACATCTAATACTCTATCAATAGGATATATAGGTAGGATTAAATAATTATCTCCAGAACCACTTAAATATGATGTATGAGTGCCATATTCGAATTCTCTATTACAATAATTAATAAGTATATCGGTGGAAAGTTGAAGAGCGTTTATTATAGATTGGTCAGTATAAGTAGTATTAGGAAAGTCTCTCCTAAAAAGTGTTGTATTTGATAAAGGCATAATTTTTCTCCTTAAAAACGGGGACAGTCAAGTAGAAGAGTGGAAAGGAGCAACCTCAACTACTTGACGCCCCTATGTAACTTAAACGCCAGAACTTGATTCAGAACTATCAGAACTTAATTCAGTGCTATCGCTAGAACTTGAGCTTGAAGAAGAACTATTTCCTTCTGAACTTGAAGAAGAGCTTGAACTAAAACCTTCTGAAGAGCTAGAAGAAGAACTACTTGAGCTTGAGTTTGAACTAGAAGAGCTTGATTGTTCCCATTCCTCGCTTGATTCTTGATATTCCATCGTATTTAAAGCCACGAAAGGAGCAACGACTGAACCATTTTCCAAAGTTACAGGAGACGACCAAATAGGTGCTCCCTGAACTCTCATTGCTATTTTAATAACTGATTGGTCACTGTCAAATAGCACATGTTCGCTAATTTCTTTCCTAAGCTCTTTTTGAACTATAGTGTACTGACTGAAATCGCCAAGAATCAAGCAATCATCTTTTGCAGCAGAACAAACAAATACTGGATATCCAAGGAAATAAGCTTTACCTTCAAACATATCCAATAGAAAATCATTCTGATGTTCTGTTACAAGTGCAGCCCATATATCTTGAGACATTACCCAAACACCTTTACTTCCGCCATAATAAGAGCCAACCATCTTAGCTCCAGTTCCAGCCCAAGTACCTGTTCCTGCAACGTAAACTGTGGCTTCGTCACCACCAGCACATACGCCACCCATAGCAAATTGACTCAAACCATATATTACAGCTCTATCCAATTGATATTTAACTGAATTTACACCAATTGTATTAATATAACCTACCATTGCATCTACGTCTTGTATAATCTCGTTTGTAGCTGGAATCTTTGCAATAACCTTTCTCAATGGCATAGCTTTATTGTCGTATTGAATTTTAGAATCAGGTGTAGGTTCGCCTTCGTCAACCCAATAAGCTCTTGCACCAAAGAATGATAAATCGGTGGCACGACTTGTATCATAACGAGGCAATGTAATCCCGTTATTTGAAGTTACATTGATTTTATTGCACAGTTCATAAATAGAACCTTCCATAAAGTTTGGTGCAAGTATATCAATTATAGGTTGGTCATTTAATGCAGTATCTACTTTCTCTGATTGTCCCATTATCGCTTTCTGAATAGCCAATTTCTTTTCTAATTTCATTTTTATATTCCTTTATCTTTTCTCTTTTATCTGAGCGTTTATAAAAAACACACCATATGCCTTTAAAGATATATACGATTTTAATTAATGTGAACAAAAGAGCCTTATAACTTTTACATTATAAGGCTCTTTATTAATCAATCTATCTCAACGATTAGCTATCTGTTCCAAAAACGAGAGGACTCAGAATCGTTCCGCCCTTAAGCGTAAGTGTTCTCGCTTTAGTAGGCATACCAGCAGCCCGATAAATGAAGCGATAAGCCTCCTGGTCAGTGTCGAACAGGATGTGAACTGAAGATTCCATCCGTACATTGCCCTTCGTTCCGATTATATAACCTTCGCTCCAATCGCAGAAACCAATCGTACCCGCTTCGCCATTAGCCCCAAGCATGCAATTTACGACATTGACTGGACGACCCATGATTGTACCATAAGGAGATACAGCATAGTTTTGAACCATTACAGGATTTCCAGCAGTATCTTCCAATTTGAGAATATTGCTATGAACCGCTGGACTCATATACCATTCAGCCGATTTCTTATTAATCTGCGAAATGTACATAGACATAAGTTCCGCCACCGTAGGAGTAGAAGCATCAGCCAACGTAACCGCTCTTGAACCAGCAGCACCAACAGCCGCAGTGAAGTTGCTTAAAGACCCATAAAGCATCTCGTTATCCAGCACTAAACTTAGAGCAGTACCGAAATCCTCTTGAGCCGCCATCAAAATACCATGAGCGTCGTCTTCTATGATTTCTGATGTGAAAGCCGCCAACCAACCGAATTTCTTTACGGGAGCAGAAAGAACCTTTACAGCTCTCTTCTGATAGGACATTGCCGCACCTTCACCAACCGCAACGATATTAACGCCAATATAGTCAGCGGGAGTTCCTAGAGGTTCGTCAAAAGCCTTCAACTCAATCGAATTAAAGTTCTTGCCAACTGGTCTTTTACGTGCAAGATTAAAAAGCTCAGACTTCTCAAGTACAACCTTCTCAATCCCACCAATAACATCCTTGTCCAACAGAGCACCACCATCAGCAGTTACGCTTTCTGAAGCACCTGCGATAACTTTGGTCTCAGCATCACCAACGCCAGTTTTGATGAACTTAGCTAATTTAGTAGCCTGCAAAAACTTCATCTCTGGACTCATATTCTGTTCTTTCACTTCAATATTCATAATTTTATTATCCCCCTTATCTTTTTTGTCCAAATTCTCTAACTTGGACTTTAATTCCTTAACCTCATCCTCTAAGTCACTAAGTTTGGTATCTTCAACCGCTTCTACCTTGACTTCAATTTCCTTTGCGAACCCTTTTTCAATAAGTTCAACAGCCATTTCAGCGGAAACTTCAATCTCAGTATCAATAGCGATTTCATTATCACCATCTTTATATGACTTGATTATCACCAATTTCTTCATAATCTTATTCCTTCTTGTTTTACCATCTCTATATAAAATAGGGGTAGGCTGATTTATAACGGGGTCACCGTATTTAAACTCGTTATCACTATATACGATTTTAATATCGCAAAAGTTTTCCTCTTTTTGTAAACTCTTTTTCCATCTCCTTCAATTCCATCTTTAACATAGCTTTTCTTTCCTCAATCAACACTTCTTCTTCTTTCTGTTTAGCACTCTTTATTATCTTAATGCTTCTATCTATTTGCTTTACCACTTCCACGTGAACGATATCTTCTTTTGTATCAATATTTGTGCTATTTTCAGTAATATTTTTAACTTCTTCAATTTTCTCCTTGAATTCCTGTTTAGCTTTTTCGCAATCAGAACATTTAAGATTAAGCATTTCAAGAGTGGATGATTTGATTTCCATCTCAGATATTTGCTTGGCTGTTATTCCTGCTTTGTAATTATCGCCATTTGCAACCATACTAAATTCAAGTAATATGTGGCTCTTGATAATTCTTTCTGCATTACCTTTATATTCAGGATACTTCTGCTTAATTATATAGTTCTCTTGTGCAAATTTACGCTCGTTTTTCTTAACAAAATCAACTGGAATGAAGCCAATAGACATACCGCTCAAACTGCCATGCTTCACTAATTTCCTAATATCTTGTGCGAATTCTGTTGGGGCAAAGTCTATACGTGCTTTAATTCCATATTCATCAACCACCAAAGACGTGCATTTACCTATGATTTTAGTTTTATCGTGATTAAAAAGAACCACTGGATGTCTTTGGTAAACATCTAGCATAACTCCTTCTGGAACAACAATATCACAGCTAAAATCAATCTCACGTGTACTTATATAACCTTCTGCCTCATTTTCTCCAATAGGTGCAAATTCTTTTACCTCTATTGTTTTACGAGTGAGTGGCATTTCTTTAGTGTCACGCTCAACAGTAGATATCTCTTGGTCTATTAAAAAGCGACATTCTGAATCAATACATTCGTAAAATTTTGAAAACGCTATTTTATCTTTCATTTGTACTCTCCTGAACTGGTTTTATATTTGAATTTGAATTACCAACTTTAATATCATCTCCCCCTTCAACAGGGTCTAAATCCAAATATTCCCTAGCTTCATTAATGGAAATTATGCCAGCTTGAACGTATTTTGTGTTTATTTCTGCATCCTGTTTCCTATCTTCAGAAATACAATCGTCAAATTTAAAGAATAAATCACCTGAATCATCATAGAAGCGTTTTATAAGAGCTTCATTTAGCGTATCCTCAATTCTACGAAGTCTTGGTGCTATCCCATACCGCTGATACGATATTTGGATGTCCGTAATTCCAGCCTTCAATTGGTTTTCAGAATCCAAAAGTGCAAAAGGAATACCGAACATACTTGCAATATCTTTCTTTGTCTGATGTCTACCTTCCAAGAACTGCATCTCTTGTGGTTTGAATGATAATGGCTCAACGTCAAAATTATTATCCATAACAGAAACTTTACCAGCACTCTGAGTTCCTTTATACAGTCTATTCCACTCTAAAGTTAATCTCTTTTGGTCTTCTTGAGTAAGCTGTCCTGCATATTTAATAATGAAATCAGGTCTACCATTATTAATAAGCTGACTGTTTTCGTAGCGATTGTACAGATTATTACGTGATACTTCAGCAAAAGCCGCCTCTATACAACTCTTACCATAGAAAGGATTTGAAGGATTAGGTACTGAGAATCTAATAACTTCATCTGTTTTAAGAGCTGATTTATCTTTATTTCCATAGATATAACCACTGATGATGCTATCTTTTGATGGAACTACCTTTGTAATATCTGGACGCATTTGATATAATTCAGCAGGCATTCCACTCTTATCAAAAACAATATAAAGATAAGCATTACCACACAAGTCCATATATGTTTGTGTTAATTGCATATTGTCAAAGTAGTTGGAGTTCGGATTAACATTATATATCAGGTCTAATACAGGATGGTCATAAATCTCTTCTATGATTTCTACTGGTTTCGTATTAGGGATTGACTTTACAATTGATTTAAACATCTTCTTATCAACTTCTTTTGCTGTAAAGTTCTTGATTCGCTTCTGATTTGGAGCTGTTCTGGCATATAATCTTAGTTTTTGTGTTGCAACCGATTCACCATTTAAACGAGCACAAATAAATGACCAAGACTTATATTGACTCAACATATCTTCCTGAG